TTTCTAGCAGCAAAATGGGCTTTTATACCAGCCCGGACGGCGATCAATATGTGGGTGATGAGGACGACGACGGCAATTTGTTGATGGATATGGAGCCAGGAGCCATGGAGCAATTGCCCCAGGGCGTCGACTTCAAAGCCTTTGACCCACAGCATCCAACGAGCGCCTACCAGGCGTTTATTAAAACCGCTTTGCGTGGTGCAGCCAGTGGCCTAAACGTCGCCTATAACACCCTGGCAAACGACCTAGAGGGCGTTAACTTTTCGTCAATACGGTCCGGCGTCCTGGAAGAAAGGGAACAATGGCGCACCATTCAAAATTGGTTATCAAACCAGCTATGTCGCCCGGTCTATCGTGCCTGGTTGGTCCAGGCTTTAACAACCCAAGCCCTTGCACTGCCCCAGCGGAAATATGAAAAGTTCACAAAAGTTGAATTCCAGCCGCGCGGTTGGGCCTGGGTTGACCCACTCAAAGATCAGCAAGCCAGCAAGCTAGGCATTGAAATGGGAATCATGTCCAGGACCGAAGTGGCAGCCGCCGCCGGCCGAGATTTTGAAGATACCCTGGCGCAGCTACAAGCCGAAAACGAATTACTAAAACAGTACGGTATTGCCGTCGAACAAGTCGAACCGCAAGAGGTTAATAATGACCAACAAGACGATTAAAACAGGCTCTTTGCATAGGTCTTTTGATCTATCCAGGGACGCAATTAATGAGGAAGCCAGGACAGTTGAATTGGCGTTCTCAAGCGAGGCACCAGTACAAAGGTGGTTCGGTGACGAAATCCTGGACCATGACGCCAAATCCATTCGCCTTGGCAGGTTGAATGACGGCGGCCCGGTCCTGGTAGATCACGATGGCACAGATCATGTGGGCGTCGTTGAGTCGGTGGTAATTTCTGGCGACCGGGTGGGCCGGGCACAGGTTCGTTTTGGGAAAAGCGACCGGGCAGAAGAAATTTGGCAAGACGTAAAAGACGGCATCCGAAAGTCTGTTTCCGTGGGTTATCGAATCCACAAAATGGCTTTGGAATCTGAAAAAGACGGCATGGAATCCTACCGGGCAACCGATTGGGAGCCATACGAAATAAGCATGGTGAGCATTCCAGCAGACGCCGGGGTCGGCATTGGCCGGGGCGGTGATGGTGAGCATCAAACCGAAGTAACTAACATTCAAATTAAACAAGTTGAGGAATCCAAAATGGATACAAAAGCACCAGAAGTCGCACCAGTTGTCGACAATACATTTGCAATTGAGGACGTAAGAAAAGCCGAATTGGGCCGCATCACTGACATTGAAGCAATCGGAAACCAGCACGGTTTTTCAACCGACGCACGCGCAGCAATCACTAGCGGACAGTCTGCTAATGAGTTTCGCAGCCATGTGTTAAATAACATTAGCAAGCCAGCCCCGGTCGTATCGACTGACATTGGTTTGACTGAAAAAGAAGTTCGCAATTTCTCCTTTATGCGCGCCATTCACGCTTTAGCTAACCCAAGTGATCGTCGCGCACAAGATGCGGCAGCGTTTGAATTTGAAGCGTCACGCGCAGCGGCAGACCAAATGGGCAGAACAGCTCAAGGTTTGTTTGTGCCAACCGAAGTGTTAAAGCGTGATCTAAACGTGGGCACGGCGACAGCCGGCGGTAATACCGTCGCAACCGACCTTCTAGCCAATTCGTTTATTGATAGCCTAGAAAACGCCATGGTTGTCGCTGGGCTAGGCGCAACAATGTTGCGCGACCTCAATGGTAACGTCGCCATCCCGCGTCAAACCAGCGGAGCAACAGCTTACTGGGTTGCGGAATCGGCCGCTGTTACTGAAAGCCAGGCAGCCTTTGATCAAGTTCAAATGTCACCCAAAACTGTTGGCAGCTATAGTGATATTTCTCGAAAGCTATTGCTCCAAAGTTCAATTGATATTGAAGGTTTTGTTCGCAACGACCTTGCAATGCGCTTGGCAATGGCGATTGATTTGGCGGCGATTGCTGGCACTGGTTCAAGCAACCAGCCCACTGGCATTTTGGCCACCACCGGCATTGGCGCGAAAACCTTTGCAGCGATTGGCAATCCAACATTCGGTGAAATGGTCGATGTTGAATCTCAAGTATCTGTTGATAACGCTTTGTTTGGTTCTTTGGCTTATGTCTCAACAGCCGCCATGGCGGGTGCAATGAAGCAGAAAGCCAAAGATTCTGGCAGCGGCCAATTCGTTATGGCTAACAACCAGGTGAATGGTTACAACATGGCTGTCACTAATCAAATGACGGCTAATACGGTTGTCTTTGGTAACTTTGCAGACTTGATTATTGGTATGTGGGGCGGCTTGGACATTAACGTCGATACCTCTACTGGGTCGTCGTCAGGTACGGTTCGCGTGGTTTGTTTGCAAGATGTTGATATTGCAGTTCGCCATGCTCAATCGTTCGCCAAAGGTTCGGGTGGTTCGTAAACCCTAGACCCTGGGGCGGGGTAACACCCGCCCATTTTTAACCAGGTAAAAATTAACCAGGTGAATAAGATGAAAGTAAAGATTTTAAACAGTACAGCCGCAAGCGGCAAAGATTTGTTAGCTGGTTCAGTCGCAGAAGTCAGCGACCAGGACGGGCAAACCTTAATTCGTATGGGCAAGGCCGAGGCATACACAGCCACCGAAGCACCAGCGAAAGCAAAGAAAAAGGCATAACCCATGGCTTTTGTCGAAGATTTCGATTCGTTTTTTGACACCGAAGATTTCGCAGTAGATGCGACGTTTGGCAGTACGACGATCAATGGAATCTTTGACGAAAGTTTTATGGAAGTGCAGGGCGTTGAGGGGTTCCATCCGGTGTTTACTTGCGCCCAGGCCGATGTTTCAAGCATTGCCCATGGTGACGCATTAACAATCGGCGGCGTGGTTTATCACGTTCAAGGGGTCCAACGGGACGGCACCGGGATTGTAAATTTAATCCTTGAGGACCAAACCTAATGCCACACGCACGCCAGCAAATACGTGCCCAGTTGGTGACGACCTTAACCGGCCTAACCACAACCGGCAGCCGGGTTTATGATCGACCCATTTTTGCGTATGACGTGTTGCCAGCGTTAACCATTTACGCGGACCGCGACACTGTAAATGAAGATTTAAGCAGCAAGACAAAAAATTGGCATAACTTGCAGTTAAGAGTGGAAGCCAGGGCAAAATCTAAGGACGGCGTAGAAGATGTTATTGACACAATATGCGCCGAGATTGAAACCGCCATTTTTGCAGATACCACATTAAATTCCAAAGTCGTGGAAGTGGATTTGGAAGATACACAAATTGAATACAGCGCCGACCAGGAGAAACCAATTGCCCTGGCGACTTTGACATTAACGGCAGTGTATAGAATCGCGCCTGGTGCGCCAAATACTTTGGCCAATTAGTGCTATTCAAACCGAACAAAAGTGAGGGTAAAAAATGCTGATGTATAAAAATGGTGAGGTTGTAGACACCCATGCAAGCCAAATCCAAACAATGAAAAACCGTGGCTGGAGCGATAAAGCGCCGGCTGCAAAACCAAAGAAAGTAATCACTAAAACTAAGGAGGCCAACTAAATGGCTAATCATACAGCAACAGTCGGCCTGGTAAAAATCGGGTCCACCACCATCGGCGAATTACGAAGTTATTCACTAAGCGAGAGCGTTGGAACAATTGAAGATACCACCCTGGGTGACGCAGCTAAAACCTACAAAGCCGGGCAGACCACATTTTCTGGCTCTTGCGAAATGTTTTGGGACGAAGCCGACGCTGGCCAAAACGCCGTCACAATTGGCGCGGCCGTCGTGTTAAATCTTTACCCGGAAGCCGATGCAAGTGGCGCAACCTATGCCACCGGCTCAGTTATTGTGACCGAAGTTGGCGTGGCTGGAGCAATTGAAGGAATGGTCGAGCAGACATTTAGCTTTACAGGAACCGGCGCTCTTACCTGGGGCACTGTTTGATTTTAATAGCTATTCAAAGCTAACAAAATTAGTGCGGTGGCATAGCATTTTGCTAAAAGCGTTTTCCCCGATGCGCGAGCCACCGCCTATTTACATCGGGGTTTATTTAATCGGGGTATTTTTATGAGTGAAATTTTAGAGGTAGCAAAAACGCAATTCCGCGACCGCATGAGCGGCAAATTGCAAAGTTCAAATGTGCCCGAATGGGTGGTGGATGGCAAAGAAACCGTCATATTTTACAAACCATCAATGAATTTTAAGGAACAGGGCGAAGTTTTAAAACTTCACGGCGAAGGTAAACAAGCCGAAGCCGTGGCCATGACCTTTATTTTGAGAGCCATGGACGAAAACGGAACCAAATTATTTAAGCGCGCCAACATGACTGAGTTAATGCGAAGCGTGGACCCGGACATAATTAGCCGGGTGGTTTCAGAGATGGGCGGCGACGACCCAGAATTTGAGGATGCAATAAAAAACTAAAACAGGACCATGATTTGAGGTTTGCCATGCAATTGGCTGAACACCTTCACAAAAGCCTGGGGGAAATCATGGACCTGGATACCGACGAAATTATACTTTGGGCAGCGTTTTTGGAATTGAAAAATGGCAAATAAAGATATTAAAATTCAGATAAAAGCGGTCAATAAAACCCGTCGGGCTTTTATGGCTGTTACCGCTGGATTAGGTGGTATCGCCAAAGCCGCATTTTCAATGAAAAC